GTGGGCGCCGAGACGGAGACCACCTGCCTCGGGGCGGCGGTCCTGGGGGGCGGCCCCAGCCCATCTATCCCCACATTTCAGTGATCCCGGTCACTCACCTCCCCGACTCAGCTGGGCGATCTGACGATCGAGGTACTGGCGAGCCTTGCGCAGGTCCTCCAGGCGCTTCTCCTCGCCGCCCTTGCGGCCCTGCCGCAGCAGGTACTTGCCACAGTTCCACAGCAGGGGGTCGGAGGGGAAGGCGGCGTCGAGCACGTCCCACGACTCGGGCTCGTAGTCCCAGATGTCTAGGTAACAGCGGCTAGGTGAGCCGTACTCGGAGAATCCCTTCTCGCGGTAAGCGGGCTCCAGACTCTCTGGCACGTACAGGGTCATGTCCCCGTAGCCGTAGGGGTTCTGGGACGGGTCGTCCAGGCCTTCCGGAGGTGTGGGAGAGGACCAGTAGAGCCGGCGGGGCCTGGCCGGCGTGTCTGGCACCTGGTCCAGGGCCTCCACGTACTCGTCCGGGAGGGTGAGGTGGACGTTGGGGGTCAGGCCGTCCCGGACCTCCAGCCAGGCCCCGTCCCCGAGGTACAGCTCGACGGATGGGTCAGGGTCCGGGAGGGAGTCATCGCTGATGACGTATATCCCGTCCTCCAGAAGGATGCGACCTCCCCCGTCGTGAGAGGCCTCCAGGTAGGCGGAATACAGGGACCGGTTGTCCCGGGCCAGGTGGTCGAAGGAGGAATATCTACCCACGGGAGATCCTTTCTTAGGGGTGTTGACGATCAGTTCTCGGCGGCCTCGTAGGCGTTCTCCGAGCGCGAATGTGGGGAGGCTGATGGCCAGGGCCGCGGTCGCGGCCAGCAGTGCGTCGGTCACGAAGACGCCTCGTCCCGGGTGCTCATCCACGCCGTCACAGCCTCCAGAGCGGAGGCCCCGAACGCGGCGGGGATCGTCATGCCGGTCGGGTAGACGCTCCAGCAGCGCTGACCGCAGCTCTTCAGCTGGGCGACGGCCTGCCCGTTCTCGTAGACGAGGCACGTCTTGGCCTCGTGCAAGGTGTCCGCGTCGAGCGGTTTGATTCGCGCCTGAGGGTGGCGGAGGACGCGGGTCCATGTTGTCCTGGTTGGTGAGGTCTTTGTGCTCATGGTTCCTCGCTAGAGGTTGGAGGTGCGGGCTTGCCCTAAGCGTATGCCGTCATACGGCCTAGGGCAAGCCCACAGCGGTCAGATCAGTGTGAGTTGGGCCTCACCCTCCCCGTCGCCGATCTTCGGAGGCTTGCGCTTCCACTGGCCGAGTACGCGGTCAACGGTCTGGCGAGTCATTCCTGAAACCGAGCTCAGGACCGACTTCGACACTCCGCGCGAGTAGGCGGCGAGGACCTCCTGCTGAAGGGCCGCGCGGGCGAGCTTCGCGCCCCGCCGAGCCTCGCGGTCGCGGCGAGCGGCCTCCTCCAAGGGATCGTCGAGGGTAGGTTCCGGCTCCAGGTCGTCGGTCTGCGAGGTCGGGAGCCGCTGCGCCAGGGCGTAGGCGTGCTCCTGCGAGTCCTCCAGGGATTTCGCCTGCTGGACAGTCAACGAGAGAAGCTTGCGCAGGTCCTCGGCCATCGCGCGCTCTGCGTCGATCCCGAAGGCTCCCCGGTAGCCCTTGCCGCTGGCCCAGTCCTCCAGACGCTTGGGCAGGTCTGCAATGTCGTTGATGGATGTCATAGGTGTCTCCTATAGGAAATTGGTGAATGAGTACTGATCGTAAGGCACTACCGCCCACCAGGATCGCCGAGGACGCTGATACTCCGATACCGTGGTACGGATCAGCCTCAGCGGGTCACGCATATCGACGATGTCGCGGACAAGGTCCGAGGTCGAGCCGTCCTTGGAAATCCACAGATCGATATGGTCGTGCAGCCTCACCAGGCGAATGCTGAGGCCTCCGTCACTAATGGCCAGGGACTTCCGGCCCGCCTCTTTAGGATGAGTGGACACCTCGCGTAGAATCTTCAGTCCGTTCACGGAGGCGATGTCCGCGAGCTCGACTGCTACCGAGTAGCTCACCCGAAGGTGAGAGGCGATGAAGAATCCGCTGATTCGGGGGAGTACGTTCAGCATTTACCCACCCCGCGGCTTCCTTCGGAGACCTCCCGAAACTCGACCTCGAAGCCCTCCCGCAAGGCTCGCCTGATGTAGGGGACTAGTCGGTCCTGGTCTGGCTCATCCATGACGATCTTCTCAACCGTCCCGATAGGCTGTCCGCCTGCATAAGCGATATCGATCCGGTAAGGGTTGGGAAGGTGTCCTACTTTGACGTCCATCTCACTCACTCACTCTCAACCGTATCGGATTGCATTCTGGCAATTGTGTTTTTCAAACTAGCCACCTGCTGCTCAAGAAAGTGGATGTGATTAATCAGCATGTATACCTCCAGAATCGCCTTGGCGAAGTAGCCAGAATCAAGGTAGGTCTCCAGCTTGGCGGCAATCTTGTCGGCGTCACTCATTAGGCTCCTCCTTCTCCTCTAGGTAACGGGTGGCCCAGGCCAAAGCCAGGGCAATGACCTGGATAACCTCTGACTCCAGGTCCGAGTTGTGGCCGGTATCGGCGTCGTTGTCGTAGGTAAGGCAGGCCGCGACCTCCCCGATCTCCTCGACGAGGGCGAACAGGCGCGTGGCTTCCGTGTGTCCGGCGCACTCCAGGGTCATTCCGGGGTGCTTCTTGGCGGCGCGGACGTACTCCTCCAGGGCCAAGGCCAGCACATCCAGGTCCTCGCTCAAGAGATTCGAGGCCGCGCGGGCGATCTTCCACAGCCATTCCCGGACCGACGCTCGACTCACGCGAGGGGCTTCGGGCAGCCGGGACGCGTAGTGGAGCATCCAGGCGACCTCTCGGAGCGGGCACTGCTCCTCAGGCGGGATCGTCCATCCGTGGTGTTTCTTGAAACCCTCCACCCACACCTCGATCATGCGGGTACGGGTAGCGATCCCTTCGGGAATCGGGACGGCCGCGGCCTCTAGGATCTCGTCCAGCTCGGACAGCTTGCCCGAGGCGTAGACCTGGCGGTAGGCGTCCTGGAGAGCCTTCTCCAGTTCCTCCACGCGCCGCTGCGCCGATCGCAGCAGGGCATCGGGGGCCTTGTTATTAGGTGACTTCACAGGGTCTCCTGACGTAGTTGGGGT